GTTTGGGCGAACCTTTCTCCCAACCTGGGCGTTCTTTGAATTCATATTTGAATTCTTTGATGCGTTCTATGATTTCATCTCGTTGGGCACCGGCCAACACTCTTTCCAACAATGACCATAGGAAGTCCTGGATGATCTTGGGTGTGTCACTGCGCTTGAGATCTAGCCCCATGGCCTTGATCTGTCCTGTTTTGCCCTCAACATCTTTGCGTTTGCCTTCTTTGTCGTAGATGTTGACAGCATAACGCTTCTTGGTGATGAACAAACTGCGATCTGCCACCAGCTCTCGACCGCCTCGGATGATCTCGCCCATCTCTCTAGGGCAATGGAATGCCTGTTCCATGAATGCTGGAAAACTCTGGTTGACTTGTTCTGCGATCGAATCATAGAGTTGCACACAGATCTCTTTGGACCATGTCATGCGTCCTTGTTCCACTTCTTGTTTCAGCGCAGGCCAGGCAGAAAAATATACAGAATCTGTATCGCCATAGATGATAGCATCACCTGTGTGATCGTATTTTCCTGTGACACACTCGTTGACAAAGGCATCCATGTGATGTGCGATGGCCCGACCCGTGAGCGTGGTTGATTGACCGATGCGCTTGTCGAAAAATCTACAACCGGGGTTGAGGATGGCACCATACAGACTGTTCAAGTTGATCTTCTTGACCAACTGTCGTTTGTCCCAAAATTCCTGATCGGCTTTGCTAGTGGCTTGTTTGAGATGATTCTGGAGTTCCTTGCGCTCTCTATACCAGCGTGCCAACAGTCCCGGAATCACACCTTCGGTTTCAAAAGTGAATATAGTTCCATTGGCGCTGAGGATCCATGGCTGATTTGAGTCAAAAACCATCTTCCACACTTCTGCGGCACTATGCACGGTCTCTTCACCGTCCTGCCAGTCTATGGTGATCTCTGTGCCACGCTGTTGTTCCATCACGGCTGTATACTCAAGACTGCCGAACAGGCCTTCCCAGGCAGCCGCGAAGCTCGCACCGGAAGTCTGCTTGTCTCGGATATACCGGTCAGTCATTATGGGGCGCAGTTGCCCGACGATGGTTTCTGGCGCCATGTTGAGGGCTCTAATAGCCGAGGGATACAGTGAGTTGATGTCGATGGCACCGACCCATTCGTGGATGCCTTTTTTGGGATAAGCAACATAGGCACCTGCGGCTTGCGTGTCTTCATCTGTGAGTCTCTCTTTCCTGTTGGGAACTACCATACCACGTTCGTGGGCTTCGTTGATGATTGCTTGCTCTGTGACTGCCACAGCACCCATGGTGGTCTGTAGCAACACAGTGTTGGCGTGGGCTAGTTCGTTGGCTAGATCCAGGAACCGGAGTTTTTTGTCCATCTGGGCCAGACCGTTGACGTCCTGTCGGTTATACTGTATGAATGTTTTGAAGTTTTGGTTGTAGAGTTGGTCCAGGGTTCCTTCAAATTTAGTTTTTCCTTCAAGTCCTTCATATTCGAGGATGGCATCCAGACTATAGGAGTGTCTTTCTTCATAGGTATATTTCCTGTAGAGTTGCATGTAATCCATATGCACACGTCCAATGAGATCGAAAGTGAGATTTTCTGCGCCGAATCGTTCAAAGGTGCGTTGCTTGGGCAGTTGTCCCCACAAGCACATCTTTCGTGTGTCATCTTTGCTCAATACACGAGTGGTACGCATGATCACATAAGGAATATCAAAGCCTTCTGAGTTCCACCCTGACAGCACGTCTGCATCATCTATTAGATCCAGGAATGTTTTTAACATGTCCTCTTCACGTTCAAATACCAAGGTATTGTCAAACTCGCTGGCAATCTCTTGAGCAGTCTCCTGGCTCATGTGACGTGGCGGAACCACCAGTGTTACCAACTGATCTAACCAGTCAAGATAGACCGATATGGCAGTGATAGGATTGAATGGATCCTCGGGCTTGGAAAATCCGCGCTCAGCATCGAAGTCTACTTCGATGTCAAAGAATGCTGTCTGCAGTCGAGGAGCATCTTGTCCTTTGTAGTTTTCTTCGAAGCAACGGAACACAGGATTGATGTCGGACTCATAGATTTGCTTGCCCGACTGGATGCGCAGTTCTTTGCGGAACTCTTTGTTGTTGCGTGTAGAAAATCTCGAAACAGAGTTGCCGTAGATCGAACGGAACTTGCCTCGGGGATCGTCGTAATAAAAAATGTATGTGGCAGGATACTCTCGGTATTCTCTACGCCCATCCAGGCGTTCTACCACATGTATGCGATCGTGATCACGATCAAATAGTGCGTCTACGTAACTCATTGTTCTCCAGGCGACTTATGGCTCGCTCATACCTTGATTCATGCCCGTGACGTGGGCGATGCGCTGTTTCGATAACAGTAATTATAGAGTTTTGCCCACGGTGGTCAAAATCGTTTCCAACAGTTCTTGCTCCTGCTGGGTTTTACCAAACTCGGCCTTGTGCGCAACCTTGATGGCTTTTTTGAGAATGCTGGGTTTGATTTCCATTTCTTCGGCCACGGCCTTGACAGTGTCATTGAGTCCGCCAGTCAGCGTTTCGATCTCGTGCATGACCTGCATGCCTTCATTGATGATTTGGGTGAGTTTGGCTTTTTGTTCGGCGTTGAATGTTTTGGTATCCATAATATCTCCTTTGTTGTCGTATAATACACGATATCCCAGATTTAGTCAAGATTTAAAATATCTAATAACCTGATCAGATGTGCTTAGGTTTACCTTTTCGCACTCTATAGCAAAATCACCAGACTCGAGGTGAAACGAGATGACGTAACCATCGTATCCAAGTGGTAAATCATATTTTGGCCATGCTTGCCATAGAGCACAATAGAAATTAGACCCAAGTTCTTTTAACCATGCCATCTCACCCGTGCATTGATCGGCAGATCCTTGCCATGACGATGGTACAATGTTATACATCTAAATAATTATGCTCACTTTAGACCTAGGGGTAGCGAATCCGTCAGTCAGGCCAGCAGCCGGCCACGCACCATAGCGGTCCTAAGGTGTGTTCTTTGCCACAGGGCTGTAGGGATTACGACAACGATCCGAACCGTCATCTTCGGGATATACAGGATAGTCCATACCGTTACTTACCTGCGGCTGCCAAGGCAGCGCCCTTGTTGAAACTGGGGCTCCATGAGTTGGGAGTCTTGCGTTTGCGGAACCACCACTCGTATCCTGCCCTGTGACCCGAGCAGTCCACGGTGCAAGGTGATCCTTTAAACATGAGTATCTCATCCAGTTGTTCTTCGGTCAGTCTGGGATCGAGAGCATTGTCTATGGTCAATGGCACCATGTAGTCTCGGGCTTCGGGGTGATAGTCGTAGCCAAGCGCACGCAGTTCCTCGATCATGGGCAACATTTCTGATTGCAGTTGCTCTACATATGGACGACCTCGAGACCCTTGCAGACTAATGGTCTGTCCTATGTTCAGAACATAATCATGGATGTCCTGAGCGATGCTACGAGCGGTGTTGTAATTGGCACCTATGGCTTCGTCGGTCTTTCGACGACCAGCACAGTGCGCTTTCTGGCTGAAACCACGAGGCCGGGCACAGTTGATAGAGCGTTTGTATTTGCGGCTCCATTTCTCAGAAACGAATTCACTGGCTTTCATCTAGATTGTATTTCCTCATAAACGTGTCATAACGATCGGTTTGTTTGCGGATGATGTCATAGAGTCCGCCGACTATGCGAAGGTCAGTCCTGTCCAACTGTTCGCCGGTTTTGATGCGATTCAAGAAAGTTTCTAAAAACTCTTTGGCCGATTCCAGTGCGTCATGATCGGTCATGTCGCGCACCGCAGGAACAAAACGTTCTATGGCCTGGCGATCCTGTGGTGTGAAAATCTTGGCTCTAGCACTACCAGGTGGCAGCGTTACCATGGGAGATTGACCACTTAGGAAACTGGCAATATCTTTGGTCTCGCGCACGATGTCAGTCACTCTCATTTTGTTATGGGACCACCTTCCACCCAAGCGGTGCAGGTGCGTTTGGCAGCACATTTGAATTTGAGGAATTTGCAATAACCCAAGGTGCCTGCATCTATGGTGCTCATAGGGTCCGACCCAGGTTCTGCACCGATGCCTTTGGCTATGCAATCTTGCATGTCATCTGATATGTCAAAGGCCGCGCAGTTGCCACAGCGTGCCGACTTGGCTTGATCGACGTCGTCCATGTTCCACTCTGCGGCTATCCTTTCCCAATATTCTTCGTTGGGAGCGTTGGGATCCATGGGACCATAGTCATATTCATCTATGGCTTTCTTCCTGTTCTTGAGGTTGAGGTCAATGTTTTGTGTTGCAGGGGGACAACCTTGTTCTATGGCTTCCATGCGGTTGATTAGATTTCTCATTTGTTGCCTTTGCGTTTGATGTATTCGTCTGGAGTTATGTCATGTTTTTTCACGAAACGATCATGCAGTTCTTTTGCAGTGATTCCAGATTTTTTA